CCATCCGGGTGGCGTTTGTTAGTTTTACCCTACAAAGGCAAAGGGGTTACAGAAGCTGGAATTCAATTAGTAAAAGAAACAGTAGATAGAGAAGCTTTGTCTACAGTCATTTGCTATGTTTTAAAATTAGGACCTTTAGCCTATCAAGATGAAAATAAATTTGGTGATAACCCTTGGTGTAAAAAGGGAGATTGGATACTGATAGGTAGATATGCTGGAACTCGTTTTAGATTAGAAGATGATCATGAAGTTAGAATTATTAATGATGATGAAGTGATAGCAACTATTTTAGACCCAGACGATATTAAATCTTTATAGGAGTAAATAATGGCAGAAGAAGCACAAAATGTTGAAGAATTACAAAACATAGATGTAGAAATTACAGATGAAAAAATAGAAAAAGCTGCAGTCCCTGAACACAGAAGAGTAGAGGATGAGGTTCAGGAAGAGTCTGTAAATATTGATTTAGATCAAAACAAAGAAGTTACTCCTGTAACTGAGGATGAAATAAAAGAAGATTTTGAAGTTTCTCCTCAAGTTGAAGAAAAAGCTAAAGATCAATCAGATATAGAGAAAAGAGCATCTCTTGCACAAAACAGGATTAACAAAGCAGTAGCACAAGCCAAAGAGTTTCAAAGAAGGGAGTTGATGGCCGTTCAATATGCTAAAGAGTTAAAAGAACAAAATGAGCAATTAAGGCAATCTCAAAAGTCTTTTCAAAATAGTTATGGAGATGAATTTACAAATCGTGTTGAATCTCAAATAACTTTAGCAAGACAAGCCTTAAAAACAGCTACTGAGTCCCAGGATCCTGATGCAATAGCTACAGCTACAGAAGCTTTAACGATGGCCACTTCAGATAAAGCTAGACTTGAACAATATAGGCAAGACCAAAAAAGGTATGAAGAACAAGAAGCAGCCTATAACGAACAAGTTAAAAATCAACCAGATTACCTTGAACAACAACAACCAGTTCAAGAGTATGAAGATCCTTCAGACAATGCTAAAAGATGGGCACAAGAAAACACTTGGTTTGGAAAAGATCAAATTGCAACTTCAGTTGCTTTTGCAATTCACAATCAATTAGAGAACGAAGGGTTTGACCTTGAATCTGATGAATACTATAGTGAACTAAATAACAGAGTGCGACAAGAGTTGCCTCATAAATTTAACGTGGAAGCTGACAAAAAACCCGTCCAAACAGTCGCTTCAGCCACACGCAATACATCGACAGGACGCAAACAAAATCGTATCGAGTTGACACCGAGCGAACAGCAACTAGCTAAGAAACTTGGAGTGTCATTTAAAGATTACGCAATACAAAAAGCGAGGTTAGAAAGATCATGACAAAAGATAAAGAAACAGTGATTCAAAATGAAGATGTTAGAGCTTCAAGAAGTTCTGACACTAGAGCTAAAGACGAAAGACCAAAAGTTTGGAAAATGCCTTCTGCTCTAGAACTGCCAGAAGAAGCCGTTAAACAGGCTGAAGCTCAAGGTTTAGTTTATCATTGGATTAGAGAGTCTGTGCTAGGACAAGATGACAAAACGAATGTCTCAAAAAGATTTCGTGAAGGATTCGTCCCAGTAAAGCCTGAAGAAATATCTGGGTTTCACGATCTTCCTACAGTCGATGATGGTCGGCACGCTGGCGTTATTGGTGTGGGTGGGTTGATACTGTGCAAGATTGACAAAGAAATCGCAGATCAAAGAAATCAATATTTTGAACAACAAACTCAAAACCAAATGAATGCCGTGGAGAACGACCTAATGCGTGAAGAGAATCCTGCGATGCCAATTTCAAGTAAAGTGTCATCAAAGGTTACTTTTGGTGGAGGAAGTAAGTAATTACTGAATCTAGAATAAACATTAACTAGGAAACTACTATGGCAAATATAAATGCTAAATTCGGTTTAAGACCTGTAGGAAAACTTGGAAGCAGTGTTAACAGCACTGGTACTACTGAGTATAGAATTCTTTCAGGTACGACCGGAAGTATCTTTACAGGCGACCCGGTAAAAATGGTTAACACAGGCGGCATAGCCGTTGCTGCTGCTGGCGATTTATTATTGGGAGTCTTTCAGGGGTGCAGATATACTGATTCAGCAGGAGAGGTGCAATTTTCATCTTTCTTTCCGAACGGTGAAGTCACTTCTGATGCAGTTGGGTTCATAGTTGACGATCCTGATGCTTTATTTGAAGTTCAAAGTGCTGCTACGGGTAGTGTTACACAAACAGTTGTTGGCCTAAACGCTGACATTGTTTACGCTGCTGGTAGTACAACCACTGGTAGATCTAATGTAGATCTTAGTGGCACTATGGCTACAGGTACAGCTCAGTGTAGAATTGTTGGTTTTTCTAATGATCCAGAGAATAACGCTCTAGGAACAGGAACTCTTTCTACTAACGTCAATATGATTGTTAAAATTAACGAGCATTTTTACGCTCAAACCGCAGGAGTTTAGTAATGGCGATTAATCGATCACAACTAGCCAAGGAGCTAGAACCAGGGCTAAACGCCTTGTTTGGAATGGAGTATGACCGCTACGAAAACGAACATGCTGAAATCTTTGAAACTGAGTCTTCGGACAGAGCTTTTGAAGAGGAAACATTGATCGTTGGTTTTGGTAATGCCAAAGTGAAAGCAGAAGGAAACGCTGTTGAATTTGATTCAGCTTCCGAAGGTTTCACTGCTAGGTATTCACACGAAACCATAGCTTTAGCGTTTGCTCTTACAGAAGAAGCAATAGAGGATAATCTTTATGACCGCTTGGGAGCTAGATATACCAAGGCGTTAGCAAGATCTATGGCTCATACTAAGCAAGTAAAAGCTGCTGCTGTATTGAATAATGCTTTCTCATCTAGCTTTACAGGTGGAGACGGTGTTTCATTAGTAAACACATCTCACCCTCTAGCTGGTGGAGGAACTTTAAGCAATAGACCAAGTACCTTTACTGACTTAAATGAGACTTCGTTGGAAGATGCGTTGATTGCTATATCAACTTTTACTGATGATAAAAGCATGATCCTTGCTATGCAAGGAAGAAAGCTGATTGTTCCACCACAACTTCAGTTTGTGGCTGACAGGATATTAAATACTCCGGGAAGAACAGGAACATCAGACAACGACATCAACTCTATTAGAAATCAGGGCATGGTTCCTGAAGGTTATTCAGTTAACCATTTCTTAACAGACAACGATGCTTGGTTCTTGTTAACAGACTGCCCAGATGGGTTTAAACACTTTGAGAGATCACCTCTTTCAACTTCTATGGAAGGTGACTTTGATACTGGTAATGTCAGATTCAAAGCTAGAGAAAGATACTCATTTGGATTCTCAAATCCAAGAGCAGTGTTTGCATCTCAAGGAGCGTAAGTTCTAGAGAACGTCTCGAAGAAAAGGGAGCTTTATGCTCCCTTTTTTTTATTTCATTTTTAATAATATCTGTTATACAATCGAGATGACTAGGATAACAAATTGTTCTATAGACTGACCTAGCAGACAAGCCAAGACTATAGAACTTATTTCCAAAGGAGGAAATTATGGCAAAATCGACATTTACGGGTCCGGTTAGATCTATAGGCGGATTTATTACATCAGGTAATTCAAGCGTAGTTAGTTTAACTGCTGACACTACTTTAACAGTAGATGCTCATGCAGGAAAAATATTAACTACTAATGATGCAGATGGTAAGTTTACTTTACCTAGCATTGTAGCCACAGCTCCAGATAGAGATGATGATCCTAATCAAAGTAATAATTTAGGTGCTAGTTTCTTTTTTGTAGTTGTTACAGCTGCTACAGACATGGATATTAAAACTGATGGAACAGATAAGTTCGTAGGTGGTCTTTACACTGGTGTTAACAATGCCACAGGTAAAACATTTATTTCAGGTGCAAGTAATGACGTTATAACTTTGAATGGATCTACTAAAGGCGGACTAGCTGGTAGTATTATTAAAGTAACTGCTATGGCTTCTGCTCAGTATGCAGTAGAAGGTATTACACTAGGTTCAGGAACTTTAGTAACGCCATTTGCTGACGCTTAATAGGAGTAGATAATGGCTGATACAGTAACTTCCCAAACTATTCAGGACGGTGCAAGAGTTGCTATTTTAAAATTCACTAATGAGTCAGATGGCACAGGTGAATCTTCCGTAAAAAAAGTAGATGTTTCTGCTTTGAGTGCTAATGCTGCAGGCCAAGCTTGCACAAGTGTATCAATAGGTAGAATTTATTGGGCAACAAGAGGTATGGGTGTCGATATAGAATTTGACGCTTCTACCAATGTTTTAGCAATACCTTTACCTGCTGATAGCACAGGAGATGAATACTATGATGACAGATTTACAGGCATACCTAATAATGCTGGATCTGGTGTCACAGGTGACATCGATTTTACAACTGTTGGACATTCAAGTGGTGATGCCTACTCAATAATTCTTGTATTAAATAAAAACTATTGATAAATGGCTACCCGGAGGAGAGCTAAACCTATACGCAGGACTACCAAAGGTAAGAATGCTAATTACCGCCCCACAAAAAGTGGGGCAGGTATGACTAAAAAAGGTGTAGCTGCATATAGAAAAGCAAATCCAGGATCTAAACTAAAAACTGCTGTAACCGGAAAAGTTAAAAAAGGTAGCAAAGCAGCTAAAAGACGTAAATCTTATTGTGCTAGATCTTTAGGTCAATTAAAAAGAAGCTCTGCTAAAACTAGAAATAACCCTAATTCTAGAATTAGACAAGCTCGCAGAAGATGGAAGTGTTAGTTGAAAAAGAAAGATCCAAAAATAGGAACTGGTAAAAAACCTAAAGGTAGTGGGAGAAGACTTTATACTGATGAAAATCCAAAAGACACTGTATCGATTAAATACGCAACTGTTCAAGATGCAAGAGATACGGTTGCAAAAGTTAAAAAAACAAAAAAACCTTTTGCAAGATTAATACAAATATTGACTGTGGGAGAACAAAGATCTAAATATGGAGGCAAACCAAAACAAGCTGAAATATTCAGAAGAGGCAAAGACGCTATAAGAAAAAAACATGGTAGAATAAAATAATGGCAAAGAAAGCAAAGAGTGGTGGAAAAATATGCCCAAAAGGAAAAGCTTGGGCTAAAAGAACTTTTGATACATATCCTTCTGCATATGCAAATATGGCAGCCTCTAAATATTGCAAAGATCCTAACTATGCAAAAAAGTCTAAAGGAAAGAAAATGAAAAGAGGTGGCTTGGTTAACATAAAAGGCCAAGGCATTGTAATGAGAGAAAGACTTAGGTAATGGGACAGCTTAAGCAGTGGAGAGAACAAAATTGGGTTAGGATAGGCACAGACGGTTCTATCAAGGGACCGTGTGGTACAAGTAAAGATAAAAAAAATCCAGATCGTTGTTTACCAAAAGCAAAAGCACAAAGTTTATCAAAATCAGAAAGAGCTAAAACAGCTCGTAAAAAGAAAGCAGCCGGGCGAAAAGGCAAAACTGTTGTAGCTAATACAAAGAAGGCTAAAGTTAGATTAAAGAAAGGTGGGGAAGTAAGAAGAATTGCTAGAGGATGTGGTAGAGTGATGTCCGATAGAAGAAAAAAAACTAAATTTTCTTAGGAGTAAATATGTATAAAAAAACTAAAGGCTATAGCAGTGGCGGAAAAATGAAGTCCAAAGGCATGGCTAGAGGTGGAATGATGAAATCTAAGGGCATGAAGAAGGGCGGAGTTATGAAGTCCAAAGGCATGAAAAAAGGTGGAGTCATGAAATCTAAAGGCATGAAAAAGGGTGGAATGATGAAGTCCAAGGGCTATAAAAAAGGCGGAATGATGAAGTCAAAAGGCTACAAGAAAGGTGGCATGATGAAATCAAAAGGCTATAAAAAAGGTGGCATGATGTCTAAAGGTTATAAACGAGGAGGAAAAAGAAAATAAAGTGGCTTATTTGCAAAGTAATATCCCACATTTTAAATGTTGGGTTAGGAGAGAGTACACGCACAACCACGAAAAATATCACGGAGAATTTTTACATGCTATGGCGATTGCTGTTACAACAATGCCATGTCGTTGTTTAAGTTTTCAAGTTATATTTACAGGCGTAGAAGCTGAAGGAGAAGAAGAAGACACCGTACATGGTGGAGCAATGTGGGCTAGAATGCCTATCACTGCTTTAGTTGGAGATACTCCTTTTGAAGAATGGCCTGAACCGATGGCAGTACATGATGCTCAACCTTGGGATTGTTCATCTCATCATCACGCTATTTATGTATTAGATAGGGCAACGCCCTGTCCTTGGATGGCAAAGATTGATGGTAATTTTTATCCAGCTAAATATTTGTTTACTGTAGATTACGCAGAAAATGAAATAGCTGATGATCCAGCTCAACATAAACAAAGTCATGTTTTAGAGCTTTTAGATGCTGGAGAATGGACAGGTAACATAGTGGCTTTACCAAACAATAGGGTAAGAGTTACACATCCAGCTTGGTTTGAAACCGGGACAGGAGCACCTGATTTTAAACCATCTGCACATATACATTATTCAAAGTCTGATTTAGACTATACTTTGGATGTAAACAGAATTTTTGATAATCTATATGCGGAGGACGAATAATGGCTGATTTATCAATAGCACAAAAAAGAAAACTTATAAAAGAGTTAAAAGGTGCTTCTAAGTTGCATGCTAAACAAGCTGCACAAATAGAGAGATCTTTAAAAAAAACTAAGAAGAAAAAATAATGGCACTTTCAGGCAGTACAGATTTTGAGCCAAATGTAGCTGAGTTTGTAGAAGAAGCATTTGAAAGATGTGGATTAGAACTTAGAACAGGATACGATCTTAAGACAGCGAAAAGATCTATAAATCTTATGTTAGCTGAATGGGCAAATAGAGGACTTAATCAGTGGACTATAGAACAAGCTACTCAAACTGTTACTGAAGGTCAAACTGATTACACCTTAAATGCTAATGTTATAGATATATTAGATTGTTCTATAAGAAGAAATACTAACGGGACAGATTTAGATCTACAAATGTCCAGAATCAGTAGAAGTGAGTATTTGAATATTCCAACTAAATCAACTAAATCTAGACCATCTCAATTTTTTCTAGACAAGTTGAATACTCCTGTATTAAAAATATGGCCTTCTCCTGAGAATAGTACAGATGTATTAGTGTTCAATAAGATTGTTAGAATGGATGATGCTGATAAAGGAACTAACACTATGGATATGCCTTTTAGATTTTATCCTTGTTTTGTAGCTGGACTTGCATATTACATAGCTATCAAAAGAGCACCAGAAAGAGTTGTTCTTTTAAAAGAAATGTACGAAGAAGAGTTTGACAGAGCACAAAGTCAAGACGAGGATAGAGCATCATTTAGAATTGGATATAAATCCTTTGCATAAAAATGACATATGCAGTTGGTAAACGTGCAAAAGCTATCTGCGATAGATGTGGTTTTGAATATAAATTAAATCAACTCAAAGAAGAATGGAATGGATTAAAAACTTGTCCTACATGCTTTGAACCAAAACATCCTCAATTAGAACCACTGCCCCACGTAATAGATCCTGAAGCTCTTTACAAACCTAGACCAAACCAAGATGTTGGTGTGGGTGAAGGATTTGTTGTAGTGGTTTATACTGATATTACTAAGGGCAACTCTATGGATCCAAATATAGTTGGGTCAAATTTTGTTGTAGATGAAATGACAGGCTCAGTTGGGGAGGTTACAATCACGACATGACGTTAACTGAATTAAAAACATTAATACAGAATTACACAGAAAACGATGAAACAACTTTCGTTAATACATTAAACGATATGATCATCAATACTGAAGAAAGAATCGCAGAGTTAATTGAATTTGATTATTTTAGAAAAAATGTAACAGGTGCTTTAACTACAGGTAATACTTATCTTACAGCTCCAACAGATTACAAACTTAGCTTTTCTCTAGCTGTAATAGATAGTAACAACGATTATCACTATTTAGATAAAAAACATACTAGCTTTATGCGTGAGTATTCTAATGACGCAGTTGATAGTTCAGAAAGAGGCAGACCTTTATATTATGCAGACTTTGATAAAGATCTATCTACTGCAAGCGACAATGGATCCACTTTAATCGTGTCTCCTGTTCCAGATCAGAATTATAATGTTGAGCTACATTATTTATATAAACCAACAAGTCTAACTTCTCAAACTACAGGCACATGGATGTCAAACAATGCTCGTAACGCATTGCTTTACGGATCATTGATAGAAGCTTCTACGTTTATGAAAGGTGATCCAGAAATGCAAGTTGTTTATGAAACTAGATTTGGACAAGAAATTCAAAGATTAAAAAATATGGCTGAAGCTAGAGGAAGAAGAGATGAATATAGATATGATTCATTAAGAAGCGAAAGAACATAAGGAGAGAAATATGGAGAGAGTTAAAAGCTTAGAGGGCAAGAGTATAGCTATTGTCGGACTAGGAGAAAGTTGGCTAGACTATAATTTAGCTAAATCACACGGAGCAAAATTTGATGAGGTCTGGACTATCAATGCAGTAGGATCTGTAATATTTCATGACAGAACCTTTATGATGGACCCGGTTAGTAGATTTCTAGACACAGATGATGCTGGCGGTCAAACAGATGCAATGACAGAGGTTTTATTAAATGATGATAAACCTATTTATACTTGTGAACTAGATGATAGATGTAATAACTTAATTGAATATCCAATTAATGAAATATTAAAAGAATTTAATTGTTGTTATTTGAATAACACAGTTGCTTATGCAATAGCTTTTGCTTTGTGGAACAAAGTATCAACGATTAAACTATTTGGAATAGATTTTAGTTATAAAGGTAATCTACATTTTGCAGAGGCTGGTAGAGGTTGTGTGGAGTTTTGGCTATCTAAAGCTATGCACCTTGGAGTTCAAATTGAAGTAGCAAAATCTAGTGGATTACTAGATACCAATGTTCTTGCACAAGAAAAATTATACGGATACCACAGACTCCAGGATCCTTTAATAATTATGTCAGATGGAAAGGGTTTTATGACATCTATGAAAAAAAGCGAAGCTATGGCATTGCAAGAAGAAGTAAAAGAACAAAAACCTATTCTTATAGATAGAAACGATAATCATCTAAAACCACCGGAGCCAAAAGAATGGTAGATGAATTAACTCCTACAGCAATTCCAAGTTTAGGTGTGATAGAAACTAAAACATCTAATTTTGGTGGCCACCCTCCAGAGTTTTGGGCAGAACGTTTGACTGAAAAAATAGTTGGCAGTTCTGAAGAATTAGAGCCGCATGTAAAAGCACAAGCAAAAGCCTATGAAGAGCAGATAAAACAAGTCAGTTTGATTTACATAAAAAATGCTATAAAATCTTATAAAGCTACTTTAATTCAAGAGCTTATAAAAGCTGGAGAAGAAGATTTAGCTAAAATTGTAAAAAGGATATAAGTATGGCTATCACATCAACATTAACAACCAGCTTCAAAAAGGAGCTGCTAGAAGCTGTTCATAATTTTAAAAACTCAGGTGGAGATACATTTAAACTAGCTTTATATACAAGTTCAGCTACTTTAGGTGCTACTACTACTGCATTTACTACTACCGGGCAAGCGTCAGGAACTAACTATACTTCTGGCGGAGCAAATTTAACAAGAGTTGATCCAACTACAGGTGGAACTACAGGCTTTACTGATTTTGCTGATTTGACTTTTGGTACAGCCACCATAACTGCTAGAGGATGTATGATCTATAATTCAACTGACAGTAACAAATCTGTTGCTACTATTGATTTTGGCGGAGATAAAACATCTACAGCTGGAGACTTCACAATAGTTTTCCCTGCGGCAGCAGCAAGCACAGCTATTATTAGAATAGCTTAGTAGCCTATGGCTAACATAACAGGTTGGGGTCGTGGAACCTGGGGAGAGGGTGCTTGGGGCGAACCTATACCCGTTACTCTCACAGCACCAGGGGCAGCTACCAGTGCGGTTGGTTCTCTAACCGTTGTAGCAAAAGCAAATGTAACGCCTGCTTCACAAGTTGGTACTTCTGCTGTAGGAACTATTTCTATAGATGCAGAGGCAAACGTAACGCCTTCAGGACAGACAGGCACTAGCGCATTAGGATCTTTAACAGTAGATGCTGAAGCCAACGTCACACCATCCGGTCAATCGGCCACAAGTGCTGTAGGTACGCCATCCATAGACGCAGAGGCTAATGTAACGCCCACTGGACAATCTGCAACTGGAGCCGTATCAGGAGTAGGTGTAAATGGCGCAGCAGTAGCAACTTTACCAAGTGCCGTAGGAACATTAGGATCAGTATCTGTAGATGTAGACGGCGAAGCAAACGTGCCTGTATCTGGGCTTTCAGCAACAGGATCTGTAGGCTCTGTAACAGTACATCATAATGAAGTATTTACACTAGATGGCGTATCTGCAACAGGTTCTGTAGGATCAATCACTATTGTAGCTAAAGCAACAGCATCAATAACAGGTGTTTCAGCAACAGGAGAAGTTGGAGAGCCGTTTGTTTGGAGCCTTATAGATGAATCACAGACACCTAATTATAGCGATATTACAGATACACAAACATCTAGTTTTACTACCATAGATCAAACTCAAACTCCCGGTTGGGAAGATGTTGCTTAACTATGCAAGAGAAAGGTAATATAATCAATTGAACGGAGAAATAAATGGCCACTTATGTAAATAATTTAAGACTTAAAGAAATTGCAACTGGTGATGAGTCAGGAACCTGGGGCACAAGCACAAATACCAACCTGGAATTAATTGGAGAGGCACTTGGGTTTGGTACTGAAGCTATTACTACTAACGCAGATACCCACACTACTACAGTAGCTGATGGTAGTTCTGATGCTGGCAGATCTATGTATCTCCAATATACAGGAACACTAGATTCAGCCTGTACTATAACCATTGCCCCTAACACTATGAAAAGGA